GGCGGGGGGGGGACAGCTACGGGGCGAGGATACCTCACAATTCCAAAGCCCGTTCAAAAACATTCCCCGGTATTGCGAACGCTATGGCGCAACAATGGGGTGCAGTATTAGGAGGTGATACCGCTGAACCTTGAACCATTCATTTTCGACTGCGAGGTGTTTGCCTACGATTGGCTTTTTGTCTTCAAAAACAAGGTCACGGGGGAATACACCGAGATTTGGAATGACAATGAAGCGGTCGAACAGTTTATGACCCAAGAACCCCTGTTGGCAGGGTTCAACAATAAGCACTATGACCAATTCATTCTGAAAGCGGTTCTCTCTGGCTTTACGCCGGAGGAAATCAAGGCAGTCAACGATTTTATCATTGTTGGTGGTCACGAGGGCTGGGAGTACGTCCCTCTCCGTGACTGCGGGATTTTCTTCGATCAATATGATCTGATGGACGATTGCCAGATGGGGTTGTCCTTGAAAGCAATCGAAGCGCACCTCGGAATGGACATTCGTGAAACCACCGTTCCGTTCAACATCGACCGCCCTCTGACTGAGGACGAGAAGCAAGAGGTCGAGTTCTACTGCCGACACGATGTTGACGCAACCGACAGGCTGGACGATCTTCGTCAAGGCTACCTGTCCAGCAAGCTCACGCTGGGTCGTGAAAAGGGGCTGTATCCCGCAAAAGCCCTCTACATGACCAACGCCAAGCTGACCGCTGCTTACCTTGACGCAGAGCAGAAACCGCACTATGACGAGCGGGAATACCAGTATCCGCCGAAGCTGCTTCGTCAGTACATTCCGCAGGAAGTGTTCGACTTCTTCGAACGGTTGAAGGATAAGAGTATTCCTGACGAAGTGGTGTTCAAGGAAAAGCTCGATCTGATGGTAGGCGGCTGTCCTTGTACCATCGCCTACGGCGGTATTCACGGAGCTATCCCGTGTTACCGAGAGGAAGCCACGGAAACCCGCTCTATTCGCAACAAAGATGTTGCAAGCTACTACCCACACCAGATGACCTTGAACGGTTATTGTAGCCGAAATATTCCCTCCCCCGATGTGTATGCCGCCACCATTGAGCGGCGTGTTAAGGCAAAGAGGGCTGGTGATAAGGCTACGGCGAACGCTTTGAAGCTGGTACTGAACACCACCTACGGCGCTATGCTGAACCGCTACAACGACCTGTATGACCCGCTCATGGGGCGCTCGGTCTGTATCTCAGGCCAGTTGCAGTTGCTCGAAATGGCGGAACATCTTGTTCAGGACTGTCCCACTTTGAAGATCATTCAGCTCAACACCGATGGTATCATGGTCAGCCTTGATGACTGCGATGTTCCCGTGTATCAGGAAATCACGCAGGAGTGGCAGGACAGAACCGGCTTTGAGTTAGAGGAAGACCTTATCAAGATGATCTGTCAGAAAGATGTGAACAATTATGTCGAAGTTCCCTTCGAGGGCGACCCTAAAATCAAGGGCGGCGTTCTCGTTCGTGGAATTGCCCCAGCAGGAGCGTTCAACATCAACAACAACGCCTGTGTGGTTGCCAAGGCCGTCAAGGATTATCTGGCCTACAGTATCCCGGTCGAAGATACCATCATGAGCTGTGACCGCCTGCTGGACTTCCAGTTGGTCGCCAAGGCCGGGAGTAAGTATGGTGATGCTCTCCATGAGGTAGACGGTCAGATGGAGGTCGTACAGAAGGTCAACCGAGTATATGCCACGGAAGACCATCGGTGCGGAACCCTCTACAAAATCCACCTCGGCACTGGCAATCCCGTCAAGATTGCAGGACTCCCTGCAAAATGTGTCGTAGACAATGACAATCACCTGACGATTGATGTGGTTGACCGTGACTGGTATATCCGGCTGGCACGGCGTTATGTCCGAGATTTCCTCGGAGAGAAGCCACCTAAGCGAAACACCCGTAGAGTCAATTCCATTAAGAAAAAATTATTAGAAATGTTGGAGGTATAAATATGGCTACTACCAAGAAAGCCGCTGAGACTGCGACGGTGGATTATTCCACCATGAATGTGTTCCAGAAGTTGCAGCTTGCCCGTGTGCGCTTCCTCGAAGCTGGCGTGGACAAGAGCGGTAAGCACATGAAGCTCGAATATAAGTATTTCGAGCTGGCAGACATTGTTCCCAAGGCCGAGCAGATTTTCCTTGAAATCGGTCTGATGATGGTTCCGTCCATGTACGGCGACAAGGCGACCGCTCGTGTCTACAATGTCAATGACCGTGAGGACTTCATTGACTTCGTTGCACCGTACACTCCCATCACCCCCATCGTGTCCAACGCTGGTAATCAGGTCACAAACGAAATGCAGGCGACCGGCAGCTCCATCACCTACATTCGCCGCTACCTGTGGCAGCTCGTTCTTGACATTGTGGAGCATGACAGTATCGACAGCGGCGAGTTTGACACAACTCCCGCACCCGCTCCTACCGTCACGAAGAAGCCCCCTGTGACCACTGAACAGCGTCAGGAAATCAAGAAGGAACTGACCGGCGCTCCTGCTGGTGCGGCTACCGAGGAACAGGTCGGTACGCTGAAAAGTCTGCTGAAAAAGCTCATGGATATTGACGCAGAGCAGGAACAGTTCGTGCAAACCATCGCCATGAAGACCGAGGGCTTTTCCAAGATCGAAGCCGACAAGTGTGACGCTCTGATCGAGGGCGTGAACAATATGCTGGCTGGCTACGAAATGAAGGCGGCGAAGGAGGGCTAAGGCATGATTGAAATTGATTGCCGTAAGTGCGTCAATGCAGACTTGGAAGCGGATTGCTGTAAGCTCTACGGTAACAATCCTGATACTGCCGTTCGGGAATGTGCCGCTGATGAATTTGTGAATTATAAGGAGGTAGACAAAAATGGAATGGCTTGACGGTAACAAAATCCAGATTATCCCTCCCAAGCGTCCGAAGAAGCTGACCGGTACTCGCTTCGCCACTATCCTCGGTCTGAACCCGTGGTCTACACCGTTCGAGATTTGGTGCGAAGTGACCCGCACCTATCAGAAGCCTTTCGAGGACACGATCTACACCATCGCTGGTAAGACCATCGAGCCTAAGCAGGCTGAGTACATGAAGCAGACCTACTTCATGAGCAATCTGGTCACACCGACCGACATTTGGGGCAAAGACTACTTCCGTCAGACCTACGGTGACTTCTTTAGGGAAAGCCCCGTTCTCGGCGGTATGTGGGACTACTTGCTCTATGGCAAAGATGGTAAGCCCACCACCGTCCTCGAAATGAAGACTTCCAAGCGTGTCGAGGACTGGAAGGACGATATTCCTGAGTATTACGCTTTGCAGGCGGCGTTGTACGCTTACCTTCTCGGCGTGGACGAGGTTATCATGGTCGCTTCCTTCCTCGAACCCAAGGATTACGACAGTCCTGAGAAGTTCGTGTGCAGCGGCGAGAACACCATCACTCGCTCCTTCAAGGTGTCTGAGCGGTATCCTGACTTCGAGAAGAAGTATGTAAAGCCTGCCCTGAAATGGTGGAAGGACTTCGTTGAGAGCGGTATTTCTCCCGCCTTTGACGAGCGCAAGGACGCTGAAATCCTGAAAGCCCTTCGCACCAACAACCTGTCCCCCGAAACGGATATGGCGGCGCTGGTCAAGGAAGCCGAAGACCTGAAAGCTAAGCTGGACGCTCACGCCGCTGAGGTGGCTGAGGACGAGAAGCGGTACAAGGTCTTGACCGACATGATTAAGAAAGCCGCAATCGCTCAGTTCCGTGACGGTGACAAGAAGGTGTCTATCGCTGGTTCTGCCTATAATTGGGAGGTCAGCCGTACTTCCACCACGAAAATCGACAAGGACGCTATGAAAGCGGACGGTATTCTGGCGAAGTACACGACCACTGAGGACAGCTACCGCATTTCCCCGAAAGCCTTGAAAGAAGGTGCGTGAAGTGGCACAGAGTATGCAGAGATTGAGCAAAGATGATTTGCTCAAACTTCTCGACCAGTATGCCGATGACGATTTTGTTGGAGTTTTGTTCACAGCGGCTCGTGATATTCACTCCGACCAGTCCACTATCTTCGTATTCTATGACAAAGTAACGGAGGTTTAATTATGAAATTTTCCAAGTTTGTGAAGTCCCTCGCCCCTGATGGCGGCGCTATCTACGAGTACATGGACGAACGCTGGCTTGCTTCCCCGTCCGTACTCATGCTCATTCCCGATGGTATCCGCAGCGTGACCGGGTACAGCAACGAGAAAATGCCTGACGGCATTGGTCGCCTGATTTCTCAGGTTGGTTGCACCGAGTACGCCACGCTGGTCAAGGCGGTCATGCCTGAGCCGGACGGCGCAATCAAGGATTGTGTCCGTATCTTCGCCACGCAGGACAGCACCATGACCCTTCCCATCACCAATGATGACTGGTCGTTGATCGAGAAGTCTGACTTCTGCGAAATTCTGTACGCTTACGATCTGGAAAGCGACAAGAGCGTACCGAAAGCCCTGCTGGTCAAGCAGTACGCCAAGTACCCCGATGACGAAGACCAGTTGGTCGGTATCATCTTCCCCTACGAGTATGCAGAACAGCTCAATTTCCACACCATAAAAGAAGTATGAGCGTTTGTGGTGGTTGCCCCATCTATTACAATAAATATTTCGGTGTTTATTGTGGAGGTGGGTGCTTAGGTCAAAGCGATTGTGCCGAAAACCTAATAACTCTCGTTGCTAATATAGCAGACACTATTACAAGATCAAGAAAGGACGATAAAACAATGGCTAAAATCGGACTCACCGAGGGTTTCACCCTCATTCCCGAAGGTACTCATGTCTTTCAGATTACCGATGTGAAGTACAAGGAGGACTTCGGCAAGCTGGAAGTCTATATGCAGACGCAGACCGGCAGTAAGCACATCGAGCGCTTCTCTCTGCTGAAATCCGATGGCTCTCCCAACGAGGGTGCATACAACGCTTTCAGCTACTTCGCCAAGACTGCCCTCGGCAATTTCGACCTGACCGAGATCGACCACACTGACCTGATTGGTCACTTCATCGAGTGCGATGTAGAACATGATGTTCAGGAGAACAAGAAGAAGCCCGGACAGAGCATTACCTTCGTCCGTTTGGCGGATAAACGCCCCTCTGAGGGCTGGGGCGGCGCTGGCAATACGGTTACTGCCCCTGCTGTTAAAACCGCTCCTGCGGCTTCTCAGGCCGCTCCTAAGACCCCGATGGATTTGGCAGCTCTCCTTGGCTGATACCGAGTGCGAGGGAGGGCTAATTTGAAAGGCTCTCCCTCGCCAATGGTATGTTGAAAACTATGTTGAAAGTGAGGATAAGCTACAATGGCAGAAGCCTATATTTGTTCGCTCTCCAAGGTTCAGCGCCACGCTGAAATCTGCAAGGAGATCAACGATCTCTATGAGCGCAAGAACCATGACTACGGTGACAGCTTCCACCAGACCTTCGTTGAAGAAGGAATGGCGATGGCTCGTATCCGGTTGGGAGATAAGTTTAGCCGCTTCAAAACCCTCTCCCGTAGCGGTGAGCAGAAGGTCAATGACGAGTCTATCCGAGACACCCTGATTGACCTCGCTAACTACGCCATTATGACGGTGGTGGAAATGGAGGTCGCTGACGATGACACTGAATGATTATCAGAAAGCCGCCGAGCGTACTTCCGGCGACCTGACTTCATGGGATAAGGTTCGCAACGGCTGTTACGGTTTGAACGGCGAAGCCGGAGAGTGCATTGACATTCTGAAAAAGACCGAGTTTCAGGGTCATGCTTTCGACCCGATGAAGATGGTTGACGAGCTGGGCGATGTTCTCTGGTATGTCGCACAGTTGGCGACCGGCTTGGGTGTGACCCTTGAATATGTGGCACAGCACAATGTCGATAAGCTGCTGGCTCGTTATCCTGACGGGTTCGACAGCGAAAAAAGTATCCATAGAAAGGAGTACGAAAATGCCTGACTGCTTCTCTAAGTCCGAAGTGACTGATTTCATGAACTTCATGAAGCTGCCTGACGGAACCTCTGTTGTTTCCGATGACATGATGGAGTACCTGATGGCTTACGGCTTCTTCACCGCCCCTGCTTCCACCAAGTACCACGGCAATTACGAGGGCGGTCTTCTGAACCACTCCCGCATGGTCACGGAGTACCTTCTGGCACTCACTCAGGCCAATCACCTGATCTGGCGCAAGGCTCGTTCTCCCTTCATCGTGGGTATGTTCCATGACCTGTGCAAGATCGACCAATACCGCCACCCGGTAACGGGCCACATTGAAGAATTTAATGGTGGTTGTACGCCAATCTATGATGAACAGGCGTGGGAGTATAACCCCGACACCCTTCTGAAAGGTCACGGCGATAAGTCCGTCATGCTTCTCTCTCAGTTCTACACACTGACTGATGAAGAAATTATGTGTATTCGCTACCACATGGGCGCTTTCACTGACAAGTCCGAGTGGAATGACTACACCAGAGCAGTCAGCCAGTACCCGAATGTGCTGTGGACACACCAAGCCGATATGCTGGCAAGCCATGTTGCGGGGGTGTGAAGTATGTATATTCCAACAGTTTCTTTCGATTTCGATGGTGTAATTCATTCCTACCGAAGCGGGTGGAAGGGTGCCGCTGTTATCCCCGACCCTCCCGTAGAAGGGATTAAAGAGGTCATTGAACAACTCATAAGCGATGGTTTATGTGTGGTCATCTGTTCTTCTCGTGCGGAGTCCTTTGAGGGGCAGACGGCGATTGCTGAATGGTTGAAACACTACGGATTTCCTATGGTGCAAATTCAAGCAAGAAAAGTTCCCTCCATCGTTCATGTCGATGACCGTACAATCTGTTTCGATGGCAGAGCAAACAACCTCTACGAACAGATTATCAACTTCAAACCTTGGTATGAAAGGGAGTCTGAAAGTGAAAATCATTGAACCTTCTGTGGAGCTTATCAATGCTCCCGATTATAAGACCCTTCTGACCACCATCGAAGCTGCTGGGCGTACTTGTTACAAATCCGAGGACAAAATCACGGATGGAAGCGCAGAGAAGTTCGTCCGGGGCATTATCAAGCGGGGTCACGAAGCTGTCATTGAGCATGGCTCTCTTACTGTTCGCTTCGTCTGCGACCGGGGCGTGAGCCATGAGATTGTCCGTCACCGTCTGGCTGCGTTCTGTCAGGAGTCTACTCGATACTGCAATTACGGCAAAGAGGGCTTCGGTGGCGAGATCACCGTCATTCGTCCCTCGACCTTCGCCAAGACCGACTCGACCTACCACATCTGGAAGCGGTCGTGCGAAAACGCCGAGGTTGCCTATTTCGATCTGCTGAACGAGGGTTGCACCCCGCAGGAAGCTCGATCTGTCCTTCCGAACAGTTTGAAAACCGAGGTGGTCATGACCGCTGATCTCAGAGAATGGCGGCATTTCTGCCGTATGCGCTGTCCCGTAGCGGCTCACCCTGATATGCGGGTCGTTGCCAATATGCTCCTGACCCTGCTGAAACAGACCTATCCCGTCTTCTTCGAGGACATTGAGGTATGAGGATTAAGAAAGCTGGCGGTAAGGTGTTCGGTGCGGTCTTAACTGCCGCCGAGAAGAAAGCGATGGACATGGAAATCAATCGTCAGATTGTGGAAGCCGACAGGCGCTACGCCGATGACATTGACGCTATGGTGCTTTATACCCTCCATGTTCACCTTGGTTTCGGCAAGAAGCGCCTGCGGAAGTTCTATGACGCTTTCTCCGCCGAGCATGACCGCATTATCCAGTATTATCAAATGCCGGACGATTACACATGGCTCTGCAAAGAAATGTTGAAGCGTATCGGCGTTGATGTTGAAGCATGGAACAAAGAAAGGAAAGAACCCGATGAAACTGAAAAGCATTAACGGTAAAGTGCCGTACATCATGGCTGCTGGAAAGGACTTCGTGAAAGATGAAATGTCGCTGGCGGCGGCAGAGCAGATTTGTTCCCGTGGAACACAGACCGCCAGCAAGCTCTTTCCCGATTTCCCCATCTGCGTAGATGACAAGTTCTATTTTGCTGGAACCTCGACAAAGCCCAAGTCCAGCAGGGCCAAGACTCCTTGCGAGGGCTGAGATTTTCGATCTTCCTGTGGCTCGTTACCGTTATCGCTGTCCTCTGTCTGAAATTACCCACGGTTGAGGTCGAAGAACCTTCTCCCGTTGTCGAGGTGGTAGAGGTAGTCACCCCGGAGCCAGAGCCGGAGGTGACACCTCAGCCGTGGACAGACGAGGAAGTGATTGTACTGGCGAAAATGCTATGGGGAGAAGCCAGAGGGGTCAGCTCTGACGCTGAGAAAGCCGCTTGTGTGTGGTGTGCGCTCAATCGTGTCGATCATGGCTACGGCGACATTATAACGGTCGTGACTACACCTAAACAATTCGTAGGGTACAACGAGGAAAACCCGGTCGATGATGGTTTGATTACTCTCTGTATAGATGTACTGACCCGCTGGTATGCAGAGAGAGAAGGTCAGGTTGAGGTCGGTCGTGTCCTCCCTGCGGACTACCTGTGGTTCTCTGGCGATGGCGAGAGAAACCACTTCCGCAACGCCTACCGTGGCGGCGATAGATGGGGCTGGTCTTTACCGAGTCCGTATGAAAGCTGAGGTAAGCCTATGAGCTATTTGAATATACCCGCTGAACTTCGAGGGGAAAAGGCATGGGTCAATGTATGGGACGGGTCAAAGGTTCCTATGCAGGCCACCGTGAGAAAGGCGGCTTCTTCCTCTAATCCTAATACATGGTCAAATTACATTGACGCTGAACACAATGTCCAGCACGGCTACTATGACGGTCTTGGCTATGTGTTTCACGATACAGGGGTTGTAGGTATCGACATTGACGATGGCTTTACTGATGGACTTCTGAACCCGCTGGCGGCTGACATTATAGCTCGTTGCCACTCCTACACGGAAAAGTCCAGAAGCGGGAGAGGGGTTCACATTCTCGTTCGTGGAGAGCTGCCCTTCAAGGGCAAGAACAACCGTGCTGCTGTGGAGATTTACAAGAGCAATCGGTACTTCATCATGACCGGCGAGGTTTTGATCTTCTCCGAGATCGTTGAAAACCAGTCAGCGATTGACTATGTGATCGAGAAATATTTTCCAGACACACCGAAGGAAAGTAGCTCAGGTACGGTTTCCCCTCAGCGTATCTATTCCCCCATTTACCGCCACCCTGAAAACGGCAAGCTGCATTTGAAGCCTGAATACCCGCCCATTACACAGGGAAGCCGGAACCTCAGCCTGACTTCTCTGGCGGGTCAGCTCCACAACCAAGGTTACACCAAAGCAGAGATTTACAAAGAGCTGTTGTACGCCAACTCCCAAGCCTGCAAACCCCCGCTTCCGCAGTCAGAAGTTGAGTTGATTGTCAACAGCGTGACCAGATACAGGAGGTAATTATGAAACCTTATCAGCGTGGCGATGTTGTTATCATTGATGTTCCCATGCTTGCCAACAGTCATATTCAGGCCGGTAAGCGTCCGTGGGTGGTTGTGCAAAACAATGTCGGCAATCAGTTTTCTTCCACCAGCATTGTCGTTCCCCTGACCACTAAAATCAAACGGCTCGAACTGCCGACTCATGTGGCTGTCACTTGGGGTTCTTTACAGCCGAGCATGGTTGAGTGTGAACAGGTGCGTGTCGTAGATGTGTCCGATGATTGGGAATACATCTGTACTCTGCCGCCTGAGATCATGCGTCATGTGGACACCGCTTTGAAGAACGCTTTCTTCTATGGGGGGGGTGTAGACAGTGGAGAGTGAGAAGAAAATCTGTCCGTTGTCAATGAGCTGCCCCAAAGACATTCCCCTCTGTCCCTGCCAGAAACAGCGTTGTGCATGGTGGGATGAAGACTCTCAGGACTGTGCCGCCGTGGTGCTGGCGAGAGCGATGAAGAAAAGGAAGTGAAACTATGGCTGATGAAATCACAACCGTCCCCGAAGAACAGGCTCTTTTCCAGCTCTCCAACGGTCGTTACATCATGGACGAAGCTCAGTCCAGAGTGATGTTTCAGATTAAGGAAGCACAGCCTGAGCATAGCCACCCGATCAGCGGTACGGGGTATTCGTGGGACGAGTCCGGCATGGCGGAGCTGTTCTCCGAGTGCTATAAGAATGATACCCGCTACTGCCCCGAAGCGAAAAGCTGGTTCACCTACTCCGAAGGTGCATGGCGCAAGGACACGGGTTCTCTGCTGGTAGCGGAGAAGATCAAGGAGTTCTGCCGCCTGATGGCTCTCTACTGCGGTGAGATTGCCAACGAAGAACGGCGTTCTGAGTACATGAAGTTCATCGTAAAGATGGGCGACCGGCGCTTCCGTGACCGGCTGATGAAGGACGCTGCCAGTGTGCTTCCTATCGCTTCGGCAGAGTTTGACGCAAACCCCTACCTTATCAACTGCAAGAACGGCACTTTCGACCTCGAAAAAATGGAGTTCCGGGAACATGACTGGAAAGACTTCCTGACTATGCAGACCAACTTCAACTATACCTTGCAGGACGCACGGTGTCGCCGCTGGGAGAAGTTCGTTGCAGAGGTTACTTGTAATGACGAAGACAAGGCTGACTATCTGCAAAAGGCGCTGGGGTACTCTATGCTGGGTATGGCGAACGAGGAATGTATGTTCATTCTCCATGGCAAGACCACTCGCAACGGCAAGTCCACCATGCTCTCGGCAATTCACCACCTTCTCGGTGATTATGCTTCTGTATCCCCCGTGTCGATCATCTGCAAGGCAGAGCGCTCGAAGAACGCCGAAGCAGCGAACCCCATGCTGGCTTCCCTGAAAGGCAAGCGGTTCGTCACGATGGCGGAGAGCAACCAGTATGGCAAGCTGGACGAAGAAACGATCAAGCAGCTCACAGGCGGCGAGGAAATCAAGGCTCGGAACCTCTATGAAACTGCCACGACCTTCCTGCCGCAGTTCACCCTTTGGCTCTCCTGTAACGATCTCCCCACCGTCAGCGATAAGTCCCTGTTCGCTTCCGACCGTGTGCGGGTCATTGAGTTCAACCGCCATTTCACCGAAGCGGAACAGGACAAGAACCTGAAAAACGAGTTCCAGACACAGGAAGCTATGCAGGGTATTTTCGCTTGGCTGGTCGCTGGGTACTTCAAGTATAAGCGGTTCGGCCTGAAAATGTCCCCCGCCATGCGGAAGGTGGTCAATCAGTACGAGCGTGACAACGACTTGTGCCTGCAATTCCTTGAAGAACGCTGTGAGCAGGCCGAGGGAGTCAACACCCGCTCGAAGTCTCTGTTTGACGCTTACAAGATTTGGTGCAAGTCCAACGGGTACTTTGCCTGTTCCGCCAAACGGTTCAACGCTGACATGGAAACGCACCCTGAGTGGCATGGCGGCAAGGTCGTGTATCAGGGCTACCCCGTCTACAAGAACCTCAGACTGAAAGGAGCGTCCTAATGAACCGTTCATGTAATTCTATCCTCTGCCGCTTCGGTATCCACACAGCAGACCCGTATGTTCATATTCAGGTCAAGTGCCGTAATGGTTCTCACCGCTAGCAGAGCAATTATGAAGTCTGTAAGCGGTGTGGCAAGCGGCTGAGAAAAATCCGCATTGTAAAGGGGCGTCCGTGATGAAGTGGAAAAGGATTAAGTGTTTCCTGACTGGTGGACACCGCCTGTACGATAAGAACCTTCAAACCATTCATGACACAAATGGGTATCACTTCATTAACTACTGCGTGAAGTGCGGCAAGGTGTTCGCTGCGTTCATGGCGGAAGCCGAACTGAATGGCCTGATCGACCGAGATATTGAGCAGTTCAGAGTGGCGCATAAAGCTCGTCACTCACCTTCGCCCCGAAGAAATGTCCGTCAGTAATGCGACTGGGTGTACGGATTGGTCGGAGTCCATCAAGACCGCTCGTATCGAGATCATCAACCCTGCCTGCTATGGCGACCGCATTGTACCGTTCAACTTTGAAAAGACACTGGTGCATGAGCTGTTGCACCTGAAATTCTCTTTCTGGTGTCAGGACGAGTACAGCGTAGCTGATAGGCTTATGCACCAGTACATTGACGATCTCGCAAGAGCATTTACAGAGGTGAACAACGATGAATAATGACGCTGTGAGAGAACTTCTGAACGCCGTTGGTGCTTTGGCTGAAATGTCTCTGAATTTTTACAGGGCTTTAGTCAATGCTGGTGCGACCAAAGAAGAAGCCTTTGTGCTGTTGCAGTCGTTCATCTCTGCTACCATTCACGGCAGCAAGGAGGAAAGCGATGAAGACTGAGAGAAAGAACCTCCGCCGTATTTCCATCGTAGTCACGGCACAGACCAAGGGCAACCTTGAACGGCTGGCGGCGGTCTGCGGCTATTCGGAAATCGGTCGGGTGGTTGACAAACTCACCCGTGAGAAGATGATCTCCCTCCACGACTTTGAAAGAAAGGAGAAGCACTATGAATGATGTAATGGAGCAAATCAAAACGCTTTCTGCCACCTTGGACGAGGAAACCACCCGCTTTCACCCTACCGGCAAACTGCTGTTGCTGGGTTCCTACGAGAGCGTATTTCTGAAAGCGGTCAAGCGCAAGGCTGACCTGTTGGGTATTGACTGTGACCTCACTCAATACCCCTGCCCTCCGTACAAGGCCGTGGTAGTGGACAAAGAAACCGTCCCGTCTGACATTAAGCTCACCGCTGAGGTTGACATTGACCACTCCTACTCACAAGGAATGTCATCGGTGTCTCAGGCAATTTTGGCGCTCCTGCTGGCATTGGACTTAGTTCACGCTAAGGACATTACCATTGTAGGTCGAGGTCATGCCGTTCAGAACTTGGCAAAGTACCTCACCCTCGGTAACGCAACGGTGACGGTGGCGCACTCCAAAACCAAGAGTCTCTTGCAGGCCACAATGAACCGTGATGTGGTGATTTACGCCACACCGACTATCACGAAGGACATTTCCTACAACACCCGTGATCTGATCATCGACCTCGGCAACAGTGTTCCTCACCCTGACCGCTTCAACTGCCCCTATGTGAACAGGATTGGTCAGCTCACCGTGAGCGTGTTGCTCAACCGCTTTGCGAGAAAGGAGCATAGAGCATGAGTGACATTCTGACAACTATCGCCGCCGTTGAATGGATTGTTGTAGGCTGTCTATTCCTCTGGCGACTGCGCCACTGGAATCACCGCTTTTCGGAACTCTATGACGAGCTGCGAAAGGAGATCGACCATGAATAAGGAAGACGCTCACATTGTTATAGCGATGGCAAATCATAACATGAATGTTACCGATGTTGTTCGTGCTATTTTCACACACAGAAACACGGTTCTCTATCACTTGAACAAGGTGAAGCAGCAGACCGGGTTAGACCCTCGGCGGTTCTATGATTTGGTCGAGCTGGTGAAGATGGCTCAGGAGGTGTTGGAAAGTGAGTCTTGATATTACGATCATGGAACGCAAAGATGTCCGCTGCCCTCATTGTGGTGAGGTCATCAATACGGTAGATGTTGCCAGCACCGACAGCGGCGGTCGTGCGTGGTATGAGTTCTTGGAAAATATCGGGTACTGTGTTCCTTACGGCAAGCGTACCGAAGAAAAAGATTGGAACTGCTTGGACATGGTTCTTGACAACGAGCAGGCAAAGCAGCTTGCAGACTACGCCGTGAAGAAAGAAGTCTACAACTGGGATGGAGTGGAGAGCGTTGTAGCAACGGCACTTATGCACGAGAACAAGGTGGTTATCAACGCCAACTGGTAGTTAGGTGATAAAGGTGAGTGTTTTTGCAAAGACTTTTTTCAAATTGGCGTGTTTTGAAAAATTGTTTTTCGTATTTTAGGTGAGTTAGGTGAGTAATCAGGCATAAATGCCTATAACTCTCTCTTATACGCGCGTATATAGAAATAGTTATAGGGAAATGCACCCGATTACTCACCTTTATCACCTTGGCGACTTTGAAAGGAGAAAACGACTATGGCAGATGAAATTGTGAAAAAACGCACTCGGCCTGATCGTAAGGAAGCCATGAGCGTCCATACAGAGCCGGGTGACAATAGAAAATATCTGGAACATTCGATGGTCATGTTGGATTGGCCTGATGTGAATGTGAGAGAACCTGAACAGGTCAAAGAGCGTATGGGAATGTACTTTGCTCTATGCGCTCAGGACGATATGAAGCCCTCTGTTGCTGGTATGGCATTGGCTTTTGGAGTTGATAGAAAGACGATATGGGCATGGGCAAATGGGGTGGATAGTAAGACGCTACCCGCCGAAAGCCGTAACTTAATTAAAAAGGCGTATCAACTTTTGAACGCTCAGATGGAAAGTTATATGCAGAACGGAAAGATCAATCCGGTCGCCGGTATCTTCCTGATGAAGAACAACATGGGTTATGCAGACAAGCAGGAGGTCGTGTTGACACCCAACCAGCAGCTCGGAGAGCAGGTCCCTGCCGAGGATTTGGAGAAGAAGTATCTCGAAGATGTGGTGGGTGCGTCCAGCGACTATGACCCGGAAGACTGAGCGACTTTCACGACTTTTGCGACTATGGCTTACGACTATGCCGAGCAACTTTGCAACTTTCCGGCAAAGGTCTGCGACTTTGACAGAGCTGCCGATCTCTTCACGGGGTCGGCGGCTTTTCCTTTCCTCGGCTGATCGGCGGCGGGTTCCACCGGGGCGGCGTGGGCGCTGCCGGGGTTCCCACCCTGATTGGGGCGGCGTTTTTGGCCTTTATAATGTATAGTGCGGAAAAGTGTAGTTTTTCAGACGGCTGCAAGCGTCAATAAAAAACTTGATAAAATATCAATAAAACACTTGACAATCAATAAAACACTTGATATACTCTAATCATCAATAAAACACTTGATGCCAATTGATGAAGGGAGTTTTGATAATGTTAAGAACAAATAGCAAGAAAGCCGTCGAAAATATCCGGGCGTATATCGTGGATAATTTCACGCCGGAAGGGTACACGGACAACCCGCCGCAGGAGTTCCCCAAGATCACCGCTTTTGTCCTCGACACATTCAGAAGTGAAAAATATGGGTGTCCGCAAGATGTCCGCTATTATCACGGAAATGAAGCCGCTGCTTTTGCTGACTGGTGCGCCGGTCTGCCGTCTGTCCTCGATACCTGTTATTTTTATAACCGTTCTGCGGTTGACGATCTCGGCGCAATTCTCGAAGAAACAGAGCAGGAAAAAGCCCGGTACACCGAACAGCAGGCCGAACAGCTTTTAACAAGCCTGATTTACAGAGAATTACAGAAGGGAGAGCGGAAAGCATGAGAAAGTACAAATTAAAAGAGCTGCGGGAGCTTGTGCGGCTCGGAGTGGCTGAGAATTACACCAATAAGCCGAGCGAATATATTTACACGCTCCGCAGGCTCGAAAAAGTGGGCTATTCTACGGGCGTTTATGGTATCAATGGCGGATTGGTCGAAGATACCGAAACCGGGCAGTTATACGCCATTATTGGGCGTTGCTCTAATCTGTTTATTTTGTTTTAAGGGGGATTATATTATGATTAAGCGTGATAATTGTAAGAATTGCGTGAGCCGTTGCGAACACGCCGGGAAAGATCGGGAATTTGTTTATTCCGGTGAAAAGTCCTGCAAAGTGCTTTATACGCCTGAGAGAGTAACGAAAGCGGCGGTGGATTTTGTAGGGGCTATAAAGCTCATAGCCACCAAGCCGGACAACCTCGACAACCTCGAAAGCTATCTTTCTCACCATTTCCCGGAATGGGTCAGCAGATGGGCAAATAGCCCGGAAGACCTCGCCGCAGAGATGAAGGAATTTGCGAGAATGGAAATATAAAGGCGGTGGAAGCGTGTATGTTGTATTGTTAATTCTCCTGCTGCCGGTGCAAATCCTGATTGAAATTTTGAAATTGAATAAGTGAACGCCGCCCCGGTGCTATTCCGGGGCGGTTATTTTTTGCGCTTTTTCGGCCTGATTTAAGCGGCGTGAATGGGTGACGGGGGCGGGGGATATGCCAGCGGCATCAAGGGCGGGGTGAGCCGAAAAATACCCGCAAAAAATAAAAAGGTCAATTTCAAGAAAACGCTTGACAATAAAACACTTGATATGTATAATAAAGCCGAGGTGATAAACATGAGAGGTCGAGAAATCCTGAAAGAGATCATGGCTTCCAAGTCTCTTTCCAACGCTGAACTCGCAAAAAGACTCAATGTCTCTAACGCTACCATTTGGGAACGCTTGAATAACAAAAATGTCAAGGACATTCCCGTGTCCCTGCTGACCACCATGCTCAGAGCGATGGATTACAAGGTCATCGTTGTTCCTGCCAATACCCGTCTGCCGGACGGTGGATACGAGGTGGAGTGAACCATGAAATACTTCCTTGGTCGTGTGTCCAGCAAAGAACAGAACCTTGCTCGGCAGCTCAAGGTCGCTCGTGAGAAGTTCGATATTCCTGACGAGAATGTGTACTGCGACAAGATCACGGGAAGCAGCTTCGACCGTCCTCAGTACAATGCTCTGAAAGCCATTGTGCGGGAAGGTGATGAAGTCATCGTTAAGGAGTTCGACCGCTTTGGGCGCAATAAAGACGAAATGAAGCGAGAACTGGAATGGTTCAAGCAGAAGGGCGTGATCGTCCGTATCCTCGACATTCCGACCACGCTGATTGACTTCAAAGACCAGACATGGGTGCTGGAAATGGTCAACAACATTCTGATTGAAGTCCTCGGTGCTGTTGCCGAGCAGGAACGCAAGAAGACCAAACAGCGGCAGGCTGAGGGTATCGCCGCTATGCCGGTTGTCGATGGCAAGCGGGTGTCGGTGAAGACCGGCAGAGGGTTCGGCAGACCCGCTTCCGAGATTGATGACGAGCAGTTTGAAAAACTCGCTCAAAAACAAAAAGACGGTCTTATTACCGTAGCGGACTGCTGCCGGGAACTCGGCATTAGTCGGTCTACATGGTATGACCGGGCAAGAAAGGTTGGTTGATAATGGCGTACTATCAGTTTTCATTACCCATGACTACCAGCGAAAGCTATCAGCTTATCAAGACAGTCTGTGAACGGTCTTGCACCATCAAACAGGACTGTCCGAATGAGAGTATTGAGGTTCGAACAAGGTTCCGCATGGGGAAAGGTTCTCTCCCGTTTGTGTTTTATCTGAGGGAACTGGAAGACGGAACTGAAATCATGGTCAGTTCTGATAACGCAACGCTCACGGGAGCTTTGGTGGCGATGAACGGAAATAAGCCGGAAAGCGTTTGGGATTTGCCGGACAAAGAATGGAGTGATCTCATTGAGGATTTCCGAAAGGAATATCCCGCCTTCCCCTTGCAAGCTGGAAAGCCTGTTCCGGTCGCTGCTGAGCCTTGTGATGATGGCATGGGGCAGGAATCAATCAGCCGGGGCAAAAATGTATCTCTCGGTAGAGCGGCGGTTGGTGGTCTGATGTTTGGTAGCGCCGGTGCCGTGGTGGGTGGTTTGAGTGGCACAAAGAAGACCATGAGTCAATCCAGAAACATCTTCTCTGCTACTGTTCTTTTCCGAGTGCTTTATAGCAACGGAAGATTGATTGAAAGAACGGTTAAGAAAAACAGCCGGGAGTTTGCCGAGCTGATGGCAAAATCCAGATAATTGGCTTCTGCAAGGGCAGGAGTGACAGCCATAACGGGCTATCTGTGTAGAAATGCACGGGTAGCTCGTTTTTTTGTTGGAAAGGAAATGCACATGAATTATGAAAAACTCTCCGGCTCTATCCGAGCCGTGATCGACCGCCGACCGGGAGATAATGGGGCGTACAGCGACCTCTTTTCTCTGTGTCGAGAGTGGGAAACCGAGGATTTCTCGGCGGCACATACGGTGAACAAGGAATTGTTGGCACTCTCCGCCGATCAGGTAGTCCGTGGCGGCGGGGCGAAGTTCTATGAACAGTGGCGGCGGTGTCTTCTCTTTGAAGCGCCCCATGATTTTGACTCCTTCATGACCTACATTGAACTCGACCGCAAGCCGGAAAAGCGGTTTTATGCGCCCCGCAAGCACTATCTCAGGCCGATGGTGCAGGGGTTTCAAGATGTTTTGGACGGGAAACTGCGCCTTTTGACGATCTCCATGCCGAAACGAGCGGGTAAGTCACAAACAGGCATCAATTTTGTGAATATGCTCTCCGGGAAGTTCCCTGACCGCTCGACCCTGATGGAAGGGACAGGCGATGACCTTGTAAAGAGCTTTTACAATGGTTGTCTGGAATACCTGACAGTCCCTAACGAGTATCTGTTCTACGATGTATTCCCGGACGCACGGCTGATACAGACCAACGCTGACTCAAAAACGATAAATCTGAAAAGCAAGTCCCGTTTCCCCACCATCATGTGTCGTTCCATTGATGCTCGACAGGTGGGCTTGTCCGAAGCCACCAATGTCCTCTATCTCGATGACTGTGTGGAGGGTCGTGAAGAAGCGAAGAACCGCCAGCGGCTTGATGACAAGTGGGAAGTGATCTCCGGCGATATTATGGGTCGTGCTATTGAAGGTACGCCGATGGTCTTTACCGGCACTCGCTATTCCTTGTATGACCCCATCGGTCGTGTGCAGGAACACGCACAGCGAGAGGGCTGGGCTTGGAGAGCGATTGAGATACCCGCCCTCGATCTTGTGACGGACGAGAGCAATTATGAGTATGAACGGGAGGGCAAGAAGGTCTTTACCACCGCCTACTTCCGGGAGCAGCGGGAACTTCTGAGCGCAGAGCAGTTTGAGAGCGAGTTCCAGCAACAGCCCTTTGAAGCGAAGGGTCTGCTGTTCAACAAGGACGAGCTGAACTACTTCTTTGAGCTGCCGAAAGACCGTGACCCAGATACCATCATCGCCGTTGGCGATACGGCGGAAAGCGGCTCGGACTCAACTTCCATGCCGGTGGCGATGATATACGGCAATGCTGTGTATATCGTTGATGTGGTCTTTGATGACTCCCCCGCTGAGGTGACGAAGCCGGAATGTGCCAAGTGCCTGATCGAGAATAAGGTTGCTTCCGCCGTCTTTGAGTCCAACAACGCCGGTCAATATTATGCCAGAGATGTTGACCAGATCATTCGTGAGCGTGGGTACTCTGTTGGTATCCGCACGAAGCGCACGATCTCCAACAAGCAGACCCGTATCGAGTTCGCTTCCGACAACATCAAGAAGAACTTCTACTTCAAGCACCCCTCTACCTACAAGCGGGGCAGTCAGTATTGGAACTTCATGAAGGAAGTGACCACCTACACCCGCTCCGGCAAGGTTCCGCACGATGACGCTCCTGACTCCCTCTCCCTATTGGAGAACGAAATTCGTATGCTGTCCGGGGGCAAGGTGGAGGTCTTCAAGCGTCCCTACTGAAAGGTTGGTTTTGACAAATGCTGTGGCGAATGGTATGATTAAAGATTAAGTATTGACAACCATTGAACACAACGGTATACTTATAGTTAGAAACCAGCAGAAACCAACAAAACGGTATACGAATGAACAGATAACGATAGGGTGGAAAGGAGGTGCTGTAAGTGGGTGCGAGAGCGTTGTTTGGTCGCCGTGTGATCTATACCGATGTTGCCGAAATCAATGCCGGGAACATCATTGATGTTCTGCAAAAGGCTTTGTTCGTCCATCTGCAAAACAGCGCCGACATTGACTATCTCTATCGGTACTATCGTGGAGATCAGCCCGTGCTTTACCGAGAAAAGGAAGTACGGCCTGAAATCTGCAATAAGGTCGTTGACCATGTTGTTGAAAACAGAGCAAATGAGATTGTGTCCTTTAAAGTTGGCTATCTGATGGGCGAACCCGTTCAGTATGTGAGCCGAAGCGATGACGAGAGCATTTCCGCTGAGGTCAGCCGCTTGAACGATTATGTTCTCAGTGAGGATAAGCCTGCCAAGGACAAGGAACTGGCGGACTGGTCGCATATCGGCGGCACTTCCTATCGCATGGTGCTTCCCGATGGGGAAGCTGATGTAGAGGAAGACGAAGCTCCTTTCGAGATTTTCACCCTTGACCCCCGCTTCGCTTTTGTGGTCTACTCAACCGCCCTCGGCAACCCTGCCATGATGGGCGTGAAGTATGTGAAGGACGAGAACGGAAACCTGATTTTCAGTTGCTACACCCGTGACCACTACTACGAGGTGGAGAATACTTGGGCTATCGTTCGGAGCGAACCTCAGATTTTGGGTATTCCTATCATCGAGTACCCGGCAAATAAGGCTCGGCTGGGTGCTTTTGAGATCGTCCTCCCCCTGCTGGACGCTATCAATACCGTGGAGAGCAACCGCCTTGACGGTGTGGAGCAGTTCGTACAGGCGCTCATGCTGTTTCACAATGTGGACATTTCCAGCGATGATTTCCACCAGCTTCGTGACGAGGGTGCAATCAAGTACAAGGACATTGACCCGCAGTTCAAGGCTGAGATCGAGTATCTGACCTCGGAAATGAACCAGACACAGACACAGACCCTCGTGGACAGTATGTATAACACCGTCCTGACGATTTGTGGTATGCCGAACCGCAACGGTGGTTCTTCCACCAGCGATACCGGCTCTGCGGTCATCATGCGTGATGGTTGGTCTGCTGCCGAAGCGAGAGCAAAGGACTCCGAGCTGATGTTCAAGCAGTCCGAAAAGGATTTCTTGAAGTTGGCTTTGCGTATTTGCCGTGACCTGAGTGACCTGACACTGAAACTCAGCGGTCTGGAAATCCGTTTTACCCGCAGAAATTACGAGAATATTACGGAAAAGGCAAATGTGCTGACTGCCATGCTTGCCAATCCGAAGATCGCCCCGGTTCTGGCCTTTACTCATTGTGGCCTGTTCTCTGACCCGCAGCTTGCGTACCGTATAAGTATGGATTACGCTGAGGAACAGGCGAAAAAGGCCGCTGAACTCGCAACCAAACAGAAGGAGGTTAATCCTGATGGAAAAAGAAATCCGCCTGACCCCGGAAGCGGTCAGGAAGATTGAGGAAATCTTGACTACGGGAAAGACCGTTGAGATCGCAGAACGACACGAGAAAGTGATCGTATGGGCGGTCAGTAGTAAAAAGAAATATGAACAGCCTATCGCATAGGTGATAGGAACAGCCATTACGGGCTACTGATACCGAAAAGGTATTGGTAGCCCCTTTATTTTTCCTTCCAATGCCCTCGGAGTTTTCGGACAGTCCGTGAAAGCTCAGTCTTTTCGGAGATATGAGAAAGGCGAAGACAATGATTTGACCGCCGCAAGGCGTTGAATGGTCAGGGAAGACCTTAATCGCAAACGGGAGACAACCCGTAAAAACGGAAAATAGTGCTGAGTGAACAGCCTTGTTAAACGCAGGAGGTAATCATTATGGCAAAGATCGACACCAGCAAAATTACGGGCTATGCGGAAATGTCTGCGGAAGACAAGCTGAAAGCTCTGGAAGCGTTCGAGTACGAGGACAACGCCGCCGAGCTGGAAAAGCAGAAAGCCGCCGTTTCTAAGGCCAACTCCGAAGCCGCTGAGTGGAAGCGTAAGCATAACGCTCTGTTGGGTGAGGACGAGAAGAAGAAGCAGGAGCAGGAGGAAAAGTTCGCCAACATGGAGAAGGAGCTTTCCGAGCTGCGGGAAGCCAAGCGTGTTTCCGAGTTCAAGGCCAAGTTCATTGCTCAGGGCTATGACGAGGTTCTTGCCGAGGACACCGCAAAGGCGATGGCTGATGGTGACTCTGCCAAGGTGTTTGCCAACCAGCAGAAGTTCCTTGACGAGTATGCAAAACAGGTCAAGGCTGACGCTCTGAAAAAGACCCCCAAGCCCACTCCCGGTGCCGGTGGCGGTACTGGTGAGATGGATTACGCCAAGAAAATCGAGGAAGCACGGACAAACGGTGATTTTGCCGCCGTTGCTTACTACACTCGCCTGCAAGCCGAAGCGGAAGCGCAGGCGAAAAAAGAGTAAAGGAGAGTTTTTACTATGGCAGATCAGTTTGCTATGAGTTTCGGGGTACTCAATTACTCCGGTATGCTCTTTAACAAGGGCAACACCCGCACCCCTCTGAGTTCCATCATCGGCGGTCGTGCCAAAATCACGAACCATGTTGAGTTCCCGACCGGTCAGGAGTTCACCTCTGGCGGCGGCGCTCAGCCTGCTATCAGCGAGAGTGCTTCTCTGACCGCCCCTGACGCTACCGTTGTGACCCGTGCGCAGAAGACCAATGTGACTCAGATCTTTCAGGAGTCTGTGGGCATTTCCTACGGGAAGATGTCTAACATGGGTACTCTGAGCGGTATCAATGTGGCGGGTCAGCAGGCCAACCCCATGAATGAGCTGGACTTTCAGGTTGCCGCCAAGATGATGAAGGTCAATGCCGACATTGAGTACACCTTCATTAACGGTGTCTACAACAAGGCCACTGATGACACCAAGATCAACAAGACCCGTGGTCTGGTTCCCGCAATCACTTCCAACACTACGGCGATGGCTTCCAAGCCCCTCGGCCTGTGGGATATTGCCGACATGGTGAAGAAGATTTACGGCGCTCACGCTCCCACCGATGGCCTGTGCCTGTGGTGTGACGCTGTGACCATGTTCCAGATCAACGCTGACGCTGTTCAGAACGGTCTGACCGTGGTTCCCGCTGCCCGTAACATCAACGGTATCTCCCTGTCCAGCGTGGTCACGCCCATCGGCATTGTCTACCTGTATCTTGGCGAGTACCTGCCCGCCGGTACTGCCCTGCTGCTGAACCTGAGCGTTCTGGCTCCCGTTTATCAGCCTGTCCCCGGTAAGGGCAACTTCTTCCTTGAGCCGCTGGCAAAGGTCGGCGCTGGTGAGAAGTATCAGCTCTTTGGTCAGATCGGCCTTGACCACGGCCCTGAGTGGTTCCACGGTAAGTTTACCGGTATCTCTACCGAGTTTACCGCTCCCACTTACAGCCGCAGTGTCTTCATCGCCAATGACGCAAACAACCCCGTGAACACTAAGGCCGTTGCTGGCGGCTAAGAGTGGCGCAGGAGTAAAACAGAGATTTTAGAAAGGAAAGGTGGAAAGCATGACGGACGCTGAGAAGTTGAAAATGGTGAAAGCCATGACCGGCGAGACAGACGAGGACACGCTTTCCACCTACCTTTCTATCGCCGGAAACAAGGTGTGCCGCAAGGCATACCCCTTCGACCCCACTGTGACCGCTGTTCCTGACCAATACGCTCACATTCAGGTGGAGATCGCTGTGTATCTGCTGAACAAGCGGGGAGCCGAAGGGCAGACCGCTCACAGCGAGAACGGTATCTCCCGCTCCTATGAGGACGGCGATGTGCCGCCTACGCTGCTGAGGGACATTGTTCCCTTTGCCGCTGTGATGGGAGGTTGAGTGCATGAGAACGCTGAACCGCAACAAATCGCCCTTCTGGTATCTGCTGTATGACAGCAAGGCTCCCGCCAAGGACGAGTACGGCAACGAAACCGGCGAGGAACTGGTGGTTTACAAGCCTGCCGTGGCGATGAACGCCAATATCTCGGCGGCGACCGGCTCCGCTCAGGTGGAGCAGTTCGGTAATTTCGCAGGGTACGACAAGGTGATCGTCACCGATGACTTGAACTGCCCCATTGACGAGAATACCGTGCTGTTCATCGACAAAGAACCGCAGTATGACAAGGACGGGAAACCGCTCTACGATTACATGGTCAAGCGGGTCGCCAAGTCCCTCAACTCCATTTCCTATGCGGTCAGTAAGGTGACGGTATCGTGAGTCAGACGATCAATGTTCCGCTCTCCGGGAGAGGGATTGAGCGGCTGATACGGGAAACCGAAAACCGGAAGAACCGGCTTCAAGAGCGGACTGCGGTCTTTCTCGACCGGGTGGCGCAAGAAGGAATGGAAATTGCTTGTATCAAGTTCTCGCAGGCCGTTTATGACGGCACGAACGATGTTTCCGTGACGGTGGAACCCCGTGGGAACAATGTTCGAGCGGTGGTGGCGACAGGCGGAGCTACCCTGTTCATTGAGTTCGGTACAGGCGTGACCTACCCGGACGATCACCCGGAAGCGGAAGAACTCGGTATGAAGCGTGGTGAATACGGTCAGGGTCACGGCAAGCAGCACTCTTGGGGTTATTACGGCGACCCCGGCACGAACGGAGTGCTGAAAGAAAAGAAAAATGGCGGGTTCGTGGTCATCACCTACGGCAAACCCCCCAATATGCCGATGTACGAAACGGTAAAGGAGCTGCAAGACCGGCTCACGGAAATTGCGAAGGAGGTGTTTTCATGATTGATGTGGAGAGTCAAATCTACACGCCGATTGCGGAAGCCCTGAGAGCGCAGTTTCCCGGTATCTTGGTCAGCGGCGAGTATGTCAATGCCCCTACCCGTTTCCCTTATGTGAGCTTGGTGGAGCAGGATAACTACACCACGGAAACTCACATGGACAGCGGCGATACGGAGAGGTTCGCTACTCTGATGTACGAGGTGAATGTCTACTCCGATAAGGCAGGCGGTAAGAAATCCGTTTGCCGAAAAATCATGAGGTTTGTGGACGATCTCATGTACGCCAAGAATTTCCGGCGTACTTCTCTGTCCCCGGTTCCCAATTTGGAGAACGCAACAATTTACCGTCTGGTTGCCCGATACAAGGCTGAAACGGACGGAACCACTCTTTATAGGAGGTAAATGAAATGGCTATTTCCACCTACAAGGTTTTTCTGATGAAGAAAGCCGACACTGGCGAACAGTGGAGCAAGCTGATCAACATTAAGGAGTTTCCTGACCTCGGTGGCGAACCCGAAATGCTGGAAACCACCACCCTGAGCGACAATATGCAGACCTATATCGCCGGTATCCAGTCCCTCGATGGTCTGTCCTTCACCGCCAACTACACGCTGGCTGATTTCCAGACCCTCAAGGCTTTGGAAGGCAAGAAGGTCAGCTATGCGGTCTGGTTTGGCGGCACCGAGAGCGATGGCACTGTTACTCCCGATGGCTCTAACGGTAAGTTCTCCTTTGACGGTGAGCTGTCCGTGTATCCCGTGGGCGGCGGCGTGAACGAAGTGGTGAACATGAATATCACCATCGCTCCTTCCACCCCCATCGCTTTCTCCGCAACCTAAGACACCAATAATCGCCGTATTGATAAGGAGGATTTATCATGGCAAAGCAGTTGACAATCAATGACCCTACTACCGGCGTGACCTACACGCTGGAATACACCCGCAAGACCGTTTCTATGATGGAGAAGCAGGGATTCGTGGCTGAGGAAGTGGAGCGCAAGCCCATGACTCTGCTTCCGGCTCTGTTTGCTGGTGCGTTCCTCGCCCATCATCGGTTCGTAAAGCGTGATGTGATCGACAGCATTTACGCTCGTATGAACCACAAGGACGAGCTGATTGCCGCTCTGGTAGAGATGTATAACGACCCCCTGCTGAGTCTGCTGGACGAGCCTGAGCAGGAGGGCAACGAGGGAAACCTGAGCTGGAAGACCGGCTGGTAAGCGACCGATCTTCCAGAAGTGAGGGGGGCGGCGGCGACCATCGCCCCGCTCCCCTTCTCGCTTACACGCCAAAATTTTATGAGGTTTTTCCGTACTATCTCTCCATCGGCATGACCTATGAGCAGTTTTGGGAACAGGACTGCGAATTGGCGAAGTATTATCGAAAGGCGGCGCAGATCAGGCAAGACCTGAGAAATCAAGACGCTTGGCTCCAAGGAGCTTATTTTTACGAAGCTCTTATTGATGCCGCCCCGGTTCTTCGTGCTTTCGCCAAGAAGGGAACCAAGCCCACACCGTATCGGGAAGGCCCCTATGAGCTGTTCAGTCGGCAGGATAAGAAACAGCAGAAACAGCTTCAAGAAAAACACGATGACCAAGCCAAGGCATACATGGAAGCCTTTATGGTGTCGGTCAACAAGAAATTTCAAGAGAAAGGTGGTGGCGTAAGTGGCTGACAATGTGGAAATTCAGGGGTTGGAGTTTCAGATCGTCAATGACAGTACGCAGGCGGTCACAGGGCTTCAAAACCTGATTAACACGCTCAATCGTTTGAAAACCGCTACCAACGGCGGCGCAACGGGTCTGGGCAAGACCGCTCAGGGTATTCGGGAGCTTTCCAATTCTCTGAAAGGCTTGAACAGCGGTGACGCTTCGCAGAAGATCACCCGGCTTACCAATGCGCTGACCGCTCTGAGTCAGGTTGGGAATGTGAAGATTTCTTCCTCCATCGCCAACCAGCTCACGGCAATCAACACCGCTCTCGCTGGCCTGAAATGGACGGACGGCGACAAGCTGACTTCCCTTGCCAACGGTTTACGCCCTCTCTCTGAGTTGGGTAAGGCTAATATGACCACCTTTATCAACCAGCTCTCCAAGCTGCCGAAGGTGATCGAGGATTTGGAAGCGGCGGACATTGATAAGTTCACACAGCAGATGACCGCCCTTGCCGCCGCCATGAAGCCTTTTGCCGATGAAATGCAGAAGGTGTCCAACGGCTTCTCGGCGTTCCCGTCCAAAATCCAAAAGCTGATTACCAGCACGGAGAAATATAACGCTTCTGCCCGTAAAGCAACCTCCACCACCGGGAAGTTCACAAGCGGATTGAAAGCGTTGAATGTCGCTGCTGTTGCAATCACTTTCCGCAAAATCGGTCATTTCATCGCACAGGCGGTCACGGAGTCCAATAAGTATCAAGAAGACCTGAACCTATTTACGGTCGCCTTGGGTCAGTATGCCGCAGAAGCTCAAAACTACGCTGAAAAGGTGTCCGATGTCATGGGTATTGACCCGGCACAGTGGCTCCGCAATCAGGGTGTTTTCAACACGCTGCTGACCGGCTTCGGTGACACGGCTGAACGAGCGCAGCTCATGAGCCAAAACCTGACACAGCTCGGCTACGATATTTCTTCTTTCTTCAATATTTCCATTGAAGACGCTATGCAGAAGTTACAGTCCGGTATTTCCGGTGAGTTGGAACCTCTGCGGCGCTTGGGCTACGATTTGTCGCAGGCACGGTTGGAGCAGACCGCTTTGAACCTTGGTATCAAGGAAAGCGTTGCCAACATGACGCAGGCAGAAAAGGCCGAGCTGAGATACTACGCCATTATGACTCAGGTGACAACCACTCAGGGTGATATGGCGAGAACGCTGGAAGCTCCTGCAAACCAGCTTCGTATCTTGCAGGCACAGCTTACACAGGCCGCACGAGCTATCGGTAACATCTTCATTCCCGCACTGAACGCAATTCTTCCCTATGCAATCGCTGTTGTTCAGGTCATTCGAGAAATCGCCAATGCCCTTGCCAACCTTGCGGGTTTCAAGTTGACGGAGGTGGACTATTCAGGAGTGAATAGCGCTGCTGTCGGCGCTGGGTCTTTGGCTGATAATCTCGATGACGCTGCCGGTGCTGCTAAGAAGTTGAAGCAGTACACCGCAGGCTTTGACGAGCTGAATGTCTTTGCTCCCAACACGGGAAGCGGTTCCGGGGCGGGTGCTGGTGGCGCAGGCGGATTTGATTTCGATTTGCCCACCTACGATTTCCTTGGTGACGCTGTGCAGACCCGCATTGGTGAAATCAAGAAGATGATTGAGGACACTCTCGCAGAGATCACTACGATTGTTTCCGGCTTTATGCTGGCGGTAGGTGCAATTCTGGTCGTAACCGGCGTGAATATTCCGCTGGGTGTCGGCCTGATGGCGGCAGGTGCGGTCGGCCTTGCAGCTACCGTTGGGCTGAATTGGACTGCTATGAGTAGCGAACTGGCAAGTACGCTGGCTCTCATTACAGGTGTTGTCGGCGGCTTCCTGTTGGCTCTTGGCGCAATTATGGCGTTCTCCGGGGCGAACCTTCCTCTTGGTATCGCTTTGATGGCCTTGGGCGGGGCAAGCCTTGTATCTGCCGCTGTTATCAACTGGCATAACAGTGACCGACACCTCACTGACGCTTTGACCACCTTAACGGGAGTTCTGGCGGGTGCTTCTCTGGCGGTAGGCGCTATGTTGGCCTTTACCGGGGTCGCAACCGGGCTGGGTATTGCGCTGATGGCTGTTGGTGCTGTCACGCTTGTATCTGCCGCAGCTCTGAACTGGAACAGTATCCCGGACGCTCTGGCTTCTCCCTTGTCCAGAGTAGGATTGCTGGTCAGCGGAGCAACCTTGGCTCTCGGCGCTATCCTCGCTTTCTCCGGGTGTATGCCCCTCGGTATTGCGCTGATGGCGATTGGTGCTACTTCTCTGGTTTCCGTAATGGCTCTCAACTGGAATGGCCTGAGCGATGAAATCCAGAATGTGATTGCCATTATTACCACGGTTGTATCTGTGGCGTTCCTCGCTATCGGTGCGGCACTGGCGTTCTCCGGGGCGAATATCCCGTTGGGTCTGGCTCTGCTGGCGGCGGGTGCGGTCACAATGGGTACGGCTATCATGCCGAACTGGAATGACCTCTCCGACAATGTTCAGCAGAAGATCAGCATGATTACCACCGTTGTCGGCGGCGCTCTCTTAGCGGTCGGCGCTATCCTTGCTCTGAGCGGAGTCGCCCTTCCTCTCGGTCTTGGCCTGATGGCGGCTGGCGCATTGAGTCTTGGCGCTGTTGCTACCCTGAATTGGGATTTTGTGGTTAATTCCATTAAGAAAGTCGTATCGGTCATCACGGGTATCCTCAGCGGCGCATTGATCGTTCTCGGTGTCCTGCTGTGCCTGAGCGGTGCGGGTGTTGGTCTTGGTCTTGCGGTACTGGCGGCGGGTCTGTCCCTGTCGTATGCGGCATGGACGCTGGACGATAACCCCATTACTCGTTTTGTGCGACAGATGGCGAACTCCATCATTGGACTTGTGAACGGTGTCATTGACGCAATCAATGATATGTTCCACATCCAGTTCAACGGTCTGTCTGTTATGGGTATCACGCTTATTCCGGCGTTTGATATTCGATTGGTGGATATTCCGCATATTCCGTTCTTTGAAGACGGCGGTTTCCCGAACGAAGGACAGCTCTTTATCGCCCGTGAAGCGGGTGCGGAAATGGTCGGTGCGATGGGTCGCAGAACAGCGGTTGCCAACAATGACCAGATCGTTGAGGGTATCTCCGCAGGCGTGTCTATCGCCAATGACGGTGTGATCGCTGCCATTTACGCTCTGCTGAATGTCGTGGAGGAAAAGGATATGTCCGTTGTCATTGGTGACAATGAAATCGGTCATTCCTACGACCGCTACAAGGAAAAGCGTGGTCGGCAAGTATCTACTGGCGTGTTCGCCAATGCCTACTAAGGAGGGCTGAGGAAATGCAAAGTTTCATTACAATCAATGGCACAAAGTTTCCTCAGCCCCGCAGGGGCTTAGAGCTGCTGTCTGCCACTATCGTAGACTCCGCCAGAAATGCCAACGGCGTTGTGGTAGGTCAGAAGGTAGGCAGAGATCAACAGAAGCTCAACAACCTCTTTTGGGGCTACTTGACAGCGGAGCAGTGGTCTGCCATGTTGCAGATTTTTGACAAGAACTTCTTTGTGACGGTCACTTATCCTGATATGGTGAACAACCGCTGGACAACCCGAAAGATGTACCCCGGCGACCGCACGGCGACCCCGTACCATCTTGACCCGAACACGGGGCTTCCTGCGGACTACATCAACTGTAAAGTCAATATCATTGACTGCGGCGAACCGTTCTAAGGAGGTGTAGCTGTGAAACAGGTAAGCAACGCTTACAAGCTGTCGATGAAGTCTTTGCTTCGTGAGCAGTCCTTTGTGGAGATCACCTTCTCTCAGGTAGACACGGCAGCGGCAACAGACGGTAATTGGGTCAGCAACGGGGCGCAGAGCTATTCTGAGTTCGACACGCTGGACTACGGATATGATTATCAGGAGTCCTATGCTGCGTTGGAGCTGAACCGGTGGGCGCTGGACGGAAATACGGTCATCGTTCCTTCTTCCGGGATGATGTATGACGGCTTTGTTTCGAGCCACATGAGTAATGCTGAGGGCAAGTTTACCACCCCTGCGGTGCTGACTCGTGCTTTCAGCAATCCGCATACCTTCCCCGGTATCACCCTGACTTTTGACACCCGCTATCAGGAATGGCCTGACACCGTGACGGTTGATTTCTACCTGAATGGGGCGGTGCTGGAAAGTCTGACCCTTCCCGTAGAGGGAACAGAGGTGGTCATTGATACGAAGGTCGCTTCTTGTGACAAGATCGTGTTGACGATGGGAAATACCCTCCCGTGCCGCCGACCTCGGTTGCAACAGGTTCTCTACGGTGTGCAGAAGAAATTTGGAAATGATGACATTGTTTCCATCAAGGAGTCTCATGATGTAGACCCGCTCTCCCGCAGACTGCCGCAGGAAACCATGCAGTTCGTTCTTTTGGATTACGAACACAATTATGACCCGGATAACCCGAAAGGCATTTATGCCTATCTGGATAAGAAGTCACCGATTTCTCTCCGATACGGTTATATGCTTCCCACGGGCAAGGTCGAGTGGCTGAAAGCGGACAAATATGTGCTGAACAGCAAACCGAAAGCCGCCAAAAATCAGGCCACCTTCACAGGGACAGGTCTGGTTGGAAGTCTGACCGGAACCTTCTACAAGAGCAAGCTCGGTTCCAAAAACTTCTACGACATGGCTGAGGAAGTGCTTTTGGACGCAGACCTGACGCTGACAGCGCAGGGTACGCACCCATGGGTGATTGACCCAACCTTGAAGCAGATGTTCACTACGGCGGCGCTCCCCATTGACTCGCACATGAACTGTCTGCAACTGATCGCTCATGCCTGCCGCTGCCGCCTGTTTACAGACGATGACAATATCATTCACATCAAGCCTTTTGGCGTGACTGTGGTTGGTATTTACAGCGGCGTATGGGCAGATAACGGTCATCTGTGGTACAGCGAGTGGGACACTGTTGACCGTGGCAATAAGGTCGGTAACACCTATGCGGCGTTGGAACTGAACCGCTGGACACTGGACGGTGGAGATCAGGTCATTGTCGAAGACACCGACCCCTCCGGTCGAGGGTTTATCAGTGAAGCGATGACTGCGGCAGATGGCACTTATACCACGAAGCCGACCTTCACCAAGACCTTTGATGTTTCTCACGATCTTCCCGTGCTGGCGCTCCGTTTTGATACTCCCTTGGACGAATACCCCACCTCTATTCAGGTGAAGTATTACGCCGGGACGAAGCTGTTGGACACGCAGACCGTGACGGGTATCGCTTCTGCGGAGGTGTTTGTCAACAGCGAAGCGGCGATTGACTGTACCAAGATCGAGGTCACGATGAACGCCCTGCCGTACCGCCGTATGCGGGTGAGCAAGCTCTACTACCGTGAAACGGACTTCACGCTGGATTTTGACTCGATTGACAAGGACTCCCAATCCATCGCAAAGATCGACCAGCTTAAAGCGGTATCTGTCGCCAAGTATGCGTACACGGCGGCAAACGATACCACCAAACTTTTCGAGGGAACGACCACCGAAACTCAGCTTCATGTCGAGTTCTCTGGTCTTGCACAAGATGTTTCTATCTCTGTTTCTGGCGGTTCGTTGGTATCCTCCAACATTTACGCCAGAGCTGCGGATTTGGTGTTATCCTCCGGCACTAAAACCGTAGTCATTACCGGCAAAACTCTGTCTGAGAACTCGGTGGTCGTTTCCTATCCCGTGGCTCTCGATGGAGAAATCGACAAGGAGGAAAACCCCCTTATCACCAACGATACGATGTGCGCCGCTCTTGCCGATCAGGTGAAAAAGTATCTGCAAATGAGAAACACCTATCAGACAAAGTACCGTGGCAATCCTGAGTTGGAAGTGGGCGATGTGATTGGCTTGCAGACGCTCTACACCGATGAAATGGACGCATTGATCTTGGTGGACGAGATCACATTTAACGGCTCTCTGAGCGGAAAGTTGAAGGTGAAAGGTCTGATATGAGTATTATTGATAATCTCGTCTACGACCGCACACAGGCCGATGTAGACAGGGTTTTTACCCTGAAACACAAAATCCTCACGGAAGGGCTTTCGAGCCTTTCCGCTGAGGAAAAGACCGAGTACATGGCTGGTATGAAGGGTGCTTACAATTACGGGGACATGAACCGTGTAGGGCAGGCGGTAGCCTATATCGCTAACCGCATGACTTCTCTCCCCGGACAGTTGGCGGCATACCGAGCGGAGAAAGGAGTCGCTGATGACCCGATCTACCATGTTCCGTATGACCCTTCCTCGGTGGTGGTTGCGGCAAAGACGAATTGGGCGATGGGTGATACGCCCACCCAATCTCTCGTGAAAGCCTACTTGAACAACCTGACGGTTCTCCGAAAGCAGCTCACGCTTCCCCCGGACGCACCGCTGGTTCCGAGCAGTCTGGACAATCTCACTTTTTCCACGGCAAACAACATTGAATATCTCCTGTATGTCATCGACACAACACTGACCGAGGTAGAAACCGAGCTGTATTCCAAGATCGACCGCACGGTGGACGCTTTCGCCTATGTTGGCCTGTATAATTGCGGAGAGTAAGGAGGAAATTTCATGAAAGATACTGTCATCAAGGGTAACGGTAAGTCCCGGTCTATCAAGGCTCCTACCGATATGCCTGCAACCTTCGAGGAATGGCGCACACAGCTTCTCGCCGGAACCGCCACCCTCGACATTGGTCTGAACGCCGCAGGCTGTGATGTGGTCGGCACAACCATGACCAAGGCAAATCTGCTGTCCGACACCACCAAGTCGGCACTGGAACTGAGTGGCAGCGACCCTACGGTGAATGACGCTCTGTATGCTCTGAGCCAGAAGGGTTCTCCCGCAGAGGTGCGTGTCATCGCTGATATAGGCTCGACCGTCACCATGAGTAGGGGTGGAAAAACTCTGACAGGCAAGGTTGCTTCGACCGGCTATGCCACTCTGTACCCGACCGAGCTGGGTGACTGGACTATCGTGTTTACTTACAACGGTTCTCAGAAAACCAAGGTTTACACGCTGGAAGTCATCGGTATCGTGTATGTCTATCCCTTTGTAGTTGGCGCTACGCTGGAAGCTACCTCTTGGGACAACATCGCCGCTGTTTCCAAGTTCGGTCAGGCTCCAAACTACTGGAAGGTCGGTGACAAGAAGAACATTACTGTCAACGGTGTGACCTATGCGGCACAGATTATCGGTTTCGACCATGATACTCTGACCACCGCAGACGGTAGCCGCACCAAGGCCGGTATCACCTTCCAGTTGGTCGATTGTTTGAACACGACTTATTCCATGAACGGCTCCAATACTAATCTGAACGGCTGGCGTGGTTCCACTATGCGTACCTCCACAATGGCAACGCTGCTGAACCAGCTTTCCTCTGACCTGAAAAGCGTGTTGAAGTTCGTCAACAAAGTGACCAGCGTAGGTAACAACAGTTCCGGTCTGGAAACCACTTCTGACAAGCTGTTCCTTCTGTCCGAGATCGAAGTCTTTGGTGCTACTCAGTATTCTTACGCTGGTGAGGGTAAGCAATACGAGTATTATACCGCTGGCAACAGCACCATTAAGAAGGTCAATGGTTCTGCGTACACCTGGTGGGAGCGTTCTCCTTGTTCCGGCTACACCGGCGCCTTCTG